ATTGCATATTTCAGATCAATATAAAGATTACATGCAAACTTTATTAGAAAGAGGAGATGACTTAATGAAAGAACCTAACATAGAACTTCTTACATTACATGGATCAAAAGGTAAAGAATGTGAAAACGTATGTTTGTTTACAGACTACGGTTTAGAGGGACAAGATGAATTTATATATCGTAGTGCATACGAAGATCCAGATCCAGAACATAGATTATTTTTTGTAGGTGTAACGAGAGCAAAAGAAAATTTATATTTAATGCAACCAACTTCAGATTATTATTACACAATAGGAGAACCAATAGTATGACAAATAAAAATATGTTTAAAGGAATAACTTACGGATCATTAGAAAAACAGGTAGGTGGAAAACATTACCAAAACATGGAGATCCAACCCGCAGAATTTATTAATGAAAATAAACTCTTGTTTGCAGAAGGGAATGCTATAAAGTATATTTGTAGACATCAAAATAAAGGTAAAGCAAACGATATACAAAAGGCAATACACTATTTAGAGATGATATTAGAAAGAGACTATAGTTAATGTTTGAAGCACAAACGGAATGGATAAGTCCAGAGTCATTTCCAGATTTAAAAGACCATAAATACATAGCAATCGATTTAGAAACAAGAGACCCCGGATTAAAATCACGAGGGTCTGGTGCATTAATTGGTGAGGGAGAAATTGTAGGAATATCAGTAGCTGTTGAAGGATGGTCCGGTTATTATTCTTTTGGTCATAAAGAAGGAAATTTTTTTGATGAAGCTGTTGTTATGCGATGGATAAAAGAAGTATGTGCATTACCAAATGTAAAATTATTTCATAATGCTATGTATGATGTGTGTTGGTTAAAAGCATATGGTGTTAAAATAAATGGACATATTGTTGATACAATGGTTATGGCATCTTTAATAGATGAAAATAGATTTTTCTATTCATTAAATAGTTTATCCATAGATTATCTTGGACAAGTTAAAGATGAAACGGCATTAAGAGCTGCTGCAGATAAAGCTGGCATTGATGCAAAATCTGAAATGTGGAAGCTACCCGCAATGTATGTAGGAAAATATGCAGAAAAAGATGCAGAATTAACTTTATCTTTATTTAAAAAATTATCAAAAGAAATTAAAACACAAGATCTTACAAAAGTATTTGATCTTGAGACACAATTATTTCCTTCTTTGATTGATATGAAATTTAAAGGCGTGCGTGTAGACGTTGAAAAAGCTCATAAATTAAAATCCACATTAGCTGAACAAGAAAAACAAGTGTTGCAAGAAATAAAAAAAGAAACAGGAGAAGATGTTCAAATATGGGCAGCAAGAAGTATTGCCAAAGTTTTTGACAAATTAAAATTATCCTATGAAAGAACTGCAAAAACACAAGCACCTTCCTTTACTAAAAATTTTTTACAAGAACATAAAAATCCCATAGTGCACAAGATAGCAAAAGCTAGAGAAATTAACAAGGCTCATACTACATTTATTGATACAATTATTAAATACCAACACAAAGGTAGAATACACGCTGACATAAACCCTATTAGAGGAGATAGTGGAGGAACTGTAACAGGTAGGTTTTCTTATTCTAATCCAAACCTCCAACAAATTCCAGCGAGAAACAAGCAGCTAGGACCGATGATTAGATCATTATTTATACCAGAAGATAATCACAAGTGGGGTTGTTTTGATTACTCACAACAAGAACCAAGATTAGTAGTTCACTATGCAGCTACAAAATTTAAAGGAGATGAAGAAGTTACAGAAATTGTAGAACGATTTCAAAACAATGCTGTAGATTTCCATCAAACTGTAGCAGACATGGCTAATATATCTAGAACACAAGCTAAAACAATTAACCTTGGGTTGTTTTATGGTATGGGTAAAGCTAAATTACAAGCAGAATTAGGTTTATCAACTAAAGAAGAAGCTTCAAAATTATTTAATAAATATCATGACAGTGTTCCATTTGTAAAAGATTTAATGGATGCAATTTCTAGAGATGGACAAGCATTTGGATATATAAAAACATTTGGTGGTAGAAAATGTAGGTTCAATAAATGGGAAATAGCAGAATGGAATGCAGGTAATTTTAAGGCACCAATGAGTAAAGCAGATGCAGAAGCAGCATATTTTGAAAAATATCCAAAAGCTACAAAGGCAAACATTAGAAGAGCCATGACTTACAAAGCTTTAAACAAATTAATACAAGGATCAGCAGCAGATATGACTAAGCAATCTATGTTAGATTTATATAGAGAGGGTATTGTGCCACATATACAAATTCACGATGAATTAGATATTTCTGTAGAATCAGAGGATCAAGCTAAAAAAATTATTGAGATTATGGAAAATGCTGTTAAATTAAAAATTCCCAATAAAGTAGATTATGAATCTGGAGATAATTGGGGAGAAATAAATGGATAATTATTATGGCTTACTTAAATGCAAATATTCCTGTACAATACGCACAAATAAAAAAGGAGTATTTATATGACCTTAAAAAACATTATGGAGAAGTTGAAGATTGTATCATCTTTGGGCTTACAGCCATTACTGGAAAAGCTATCTTGTGGCATGCCATCATGGAGAACGGTGCTATCTTTTATCGTCTCCCCATATCAGCTTTTATTCAGCGTGGTTTTCAACCGAAAGCTGTTCCGATTCGAAGACTTGATGAATTGGAATTGTGGAATAGTTTTTCTTACTACCCTGCTGTTACTAGTTATGATATTTTAGACGGACAAGCTGGAAAATATATAGGTAAAGATAAAAAATGGCATAATGGTAAATACTTATTTACCGTTGACTTTGCACATCCAGAGAGTAATATACTAGATACCGAACATTCGGAAATACCGCACGAACATAAGTGCGCTCACATAATGGCTTTAGATGACGGCAATTATGCGGCACAGCCAAACAATAGAATTATATGGGACCTACCTTCTTTTACAGTGAAAGATAATACTCCTGATTGGAAGGTACAAACATCAGAGTGGAACGTAGAAGATTCTGGTAAATGGCAAACTGAAGATACTGATAATTTTTTCTACGAAATTGAGGAGAAAAAAAATGATTAAAAAATGGATTGTAAGACCAATTAGAAAAGTTTGGAATTGGTTAGCAAATATAGTTAAAAACTGGATCAGTTAATATGAGTAAATGTCAAAATTGTAATCACGATTGTCATTGTGAAAATAACTCACATATCGACATTTGTGAATGTACTAAATGTACTTGTAATACAAAAGACGAAGACAAGACATGGGAAAACGAGGTTGTATACGAAAAATAATGGAGATAAGCAAAATGAATTATTATTTTACAGCAACATTAATTATATTAATAACTTTGTTAGCATTATTTGGAGGACCTGTGTATCCAGCAGAAACACAATCGAACGTTAGCGGATCCAACACAAGTATTGAAGGTGGCTATACTGGGGGAGCAACTACTTACCAAGATGGATCATCATCTAATAGTACAACTAATTCAACATCAAACAGTAATATAAAATCAGCACCACCAACAGCTTCATCACCTTCATACAATTCTATGACACAAGATGTATGTGCAGTAGGTGGATCACTTGGAGTACAGACATTTGGATTTGGTGTCAGTGGCGGAAAACATTTTATTGATAAAAATTGTGAACGATTAAAGTTAGCAAGAATACTAAATGATTTCGGAATGCGTGTAGCAGCCGTGGCGATTCTTTGCCAGGACCCCAGGGTATTTGAAAGCATGATTTCCGCAGGAACCGTTTGCCCAATCGACGGCAAAATTGGATCTGAGGCTATGGCATTGTGGGCTAAGTATGGTCATGAAAGACCAGACTATAATGTTTATATGAAACGTGTAAAAGATAGAGAAAAAGCAGATGCAAAAGTAGAAAAAGAAATGACAAAAGAATTAAACAAAATGGATAGAAAAATTAAAATAGAAAAATTAAAACCAAATGTTAGATAAATATATTATAAAATTTTTAGAAAAAATTGATAACTTTACTGATTGTATAACAAATTTTTTATTTGCTCCACGTTGCAAATGTGGGAAGAAAAAGAAAAAGGATGCCTAGGCCCGTAAGGAAATGGGTAGTTCGTTTAAGAATGTGGTACGCAGACTTAAGAGGACATCATGGTAAGAAATGGAACTATGAACCTTCTAAAAATTATATGAGGAAAAAGAAATGAGTAAAAAACCTTTAAATATATCTGAAGAAGCAGCTGTACAAATGCCGATGAAAACAGTTGCTAGTTTAATTTTACTTG